ACGAAATAATCGAATATTGTATAAGTTCAATGGAAGGGATTATATGTTCTACAATTTATATAAATCCTAAAACATTAGATTTATACGAACTAAAGCATTTATAATCTTGACAGTTTTACACAAAAGTGATACTATTAAATCAAGGGGAGTAATTCCCTTCCTAATGCAGTAGCTAATAGCTAGAGGTCGCAACTCCTCATAAAACATATGCAGAGCGGGAAAATGAAAGGGGATAAAGATGATGAAAATAAAAGAATTGTATGAAAACATTAGTAACTGTTTAGATTGGATTAAAATCAACAATAGTGACTTAAAAGACATATTTGAAGGTGCTAAAGCATTAAGAAGAGGAATTCAAGTCTTAGAATATGATAAAGCAATGATAGGTAAAATTGATGATAACTATTTTATTTCAGATTTTATTATGAATATTCTTAAAAAGAATCTTCCAGAGTATCAATTAAGTTTAGGCATAATTGACGATGTTTTAGAAGAACTAGACATAGATGATGATACTTTAGAAGAATTAGATGAAAACGAATTTGAAAATCATGTTATAATCAAAAATACTTTCGTAGATGTAAAAGAAGCAATTTCTTTTGATGATTACTGGGATGTATTAGACTTTGATAGTCTTTTAAAACTATTTGAGTTTGCAAAAGAAGAAATTGGTTACTTATTATAAGTTTAAATTCGAAACAGGTGATACAGGAAATCCTGTATTGCTTGTCTGTAAGCAATAGGCTACTTATACTGACGAGATAGCCTAAACTTATAAATATGATGATAAAAAGGGGATAAAGATGATGGCAAAGAGAATTGATATAGTAAGATGTAAAATGGTAAAGGAAAGTTCAGTTAAGTATGAAAAAAGAGTGATAACATCACCTTTTGATGGCTATATAATAGTAAAAGATTTTCTTGAAGACTTAGACAGAGAACAAGTGATGATGCTTTGTTTAAATAGTAAAAATGAACCTACAAACTTATCTGTTATAAGTATGGGGACTGTAAATAGTTCATTGATACATCCAAGAGAAGTATTTAAAATAGCAATACTTTCAAATGCTAGTAAAATCATGTTGGCACATAATCATCCATCAGGAAATCCAAGTCCTTCTCATGAAGATGAATTAATGACAAAGAGAATCAAAGATTGTGGAAATATGATGGGAATTGAATTATTGGACCATATAATTGTAGGAGACAATACTTATTATAGTTTTAAAGAAAATAATTCAATATTATAATTTTTTACTTGTTATCTTTACACAAAAATGATATAATAAAGATAACAAGATATGACGGCAAAGGTTCTTCCTCCCCGTGGTGTCGTCGGGAACTCCTAACAGGTGCTAAATAGAACCAAAAAAATGAAAGGGGATAAAAATGATGAAAACTTTAAATCAAATTGAATGGCAAAATCTGTTAGAAAATATGGATACAGAAGAAGGCAGACAAGAGTTTATAAGCAGAGTACCATCTGGAATATATGGTGGTAAAAATGAAGACGGAGAAGAAGTTATAACAATTGTTAGTCAAGGATTTGGGATGACAATAAAGACTAAACATCATGAGAAACCAAACTGGTGGGAATGTGTTGATTATGATGAACTTGGCTGCATGGAATGTGTAACATATGAAAGAGCAGATTAATTAGAAGGATAAATTCGAAACAGGTAGAATGAGGCAACTCATTTTACTTGTCTATAAGGTTAAGCTACTTATACTGACGAGATAGCTTAATCCTTCAAAATGAAAGGGGATAAAAAAGATGATGAAGAGAGAAAACGTTGTGAGATTTTTAGATTTATTACATTCTGATGAAGTTAATGACGAAATAAAAGATTTATATATTGAACTATTAGAAGGACATATTCAAGATGCTCCAGGAACTCAAATTGAAATTATATTAGACTTAGACGGAGAAATTGATGAAAGATACTTTGTAGGAAATTCAACTAGAATGGATGTATATGAAGGTGATGCAATAGTTGTAGCAAGTATCAGATACGATGCAAACGTTACTTATGAAGACATGGGAGAATTATCAGATGCTTTAGATGAATCTGAATATGAAAAATTCGTAGAATGGATATTTGCATACGAAGATATATCAGAAGATGATGAAAAAGAATATTTCGAAGAAAACTTTACATGGGAAAATTTTTCAGAATTTAATCCTGATAGATTTAAAGAGCTAGAAGAAGAATCTTGGCAAGCGAATGTTGATTATTACGGATATGAAGAAATTGACCAAAAATTATTTGAATGTGTACAACAATTAGAAGCTTTATTATAGGGGCAGCAATTGCTCCTACTTTAAACCTACCAATGATGGTCCAAAGTCCATATGGAAAAAGGTGATGGGAGTAAATAAAGGCGAAGCTACTAAAATACTCGTCTATATATAAGAGTAGCAATTAAAAGGGGGTAAAAATGAAGGTATATTTAGGGAATGCTTTTAGTTTACAAATGTTAGACACAACAAAGACTACAGATATAAAAGTAACACCAGTTGATGCATCAGTTGTAGCAAGTTCAGATTTTACATCAGTTATAGGTCATCCAGATACAGCTGCAGTAGTTTCAAACATCTTAGGAAAAGACGTAGCTTGTAATAGAGTTTCTGTTAGTTTAAGTAAAGGTGACATTTTATATGTAGCACAAGTTGTTGGTGGCAGACTTCCTGCTGGAGCTACCACTCTACCAGACGGATTTAGTTTAGTATTTTTAAAAGTTGTCATTCTATAAAAAGGTAGAAGGCTTATAGGAGTGCCTCAAACTCCTACATTATGTAAATGAAGGGAGAATTAAAAATGAAAGTTAAAAAAGAAATTACAATTGAAGAAGAATTTGAAATACATATGAAAAGCATGGAAGGGCATGTTTGCTATGGTTGCTCAGGTTGTAAGTTTGCTTACTATGGAGTTTGCCCATATGTTCAAGAGGGTTAATCCCTCTACTTTAAACTCACTTGACTAAGTCAAAAGGTCCAAAGTCCTTGAAAAGAGTGATGGGAGTAAATGAAAGGGGTAAAATGATATGAATAATTCTATTAAAAGATTAAAAGAAAAATTAATTGGAAAAGAATTCAAAGAAGAAGATTATAATAAAGAGTTAAATAATCTTGTAAAAGAATTTCATTTAGAGGCAAATACTTGTGATTTTGATTTTGACAGATTATATCACATTGGATATGAAGAAAAAGAAAATTGGGATGATGAATATGTTTGTAGTATACAAGTTAATTATATTCCTGTATATGATGAAAATGGATATCATGACTTTGATATCATAAAAATATTTGATGTGTTTTAATATAATTAAATCATATAGGGAGGTATGAAAATGAGAACTTACTTAGCAGATTATGAAGACGATAATTTTGAAACAATAATAGCGAATACAGATAATGAAGCTTACTTTGAAGCTCTTGACCATGAAGAAGAACATGGGACTTTATATAATCTTTTTGAAATTGATGATGACTACAATAAAATAAGAGAAGTTAAATAGAAGGCAAAATTCGAAACCGTGGTGGTCCACGGTCTGTAAGCAATAGGCTACTTATACTGACGAGATAGCCTTGCCAACAATAAAAAGGAAGGTAAGATAAAATAGCTATCAAGAACTCGTGAAAACGGGTGTTGAATAAATTATCATTTTGGGAGAGGGTTGCCCTCTCCTATCCCCAATATAAATGGGAGAGAGGAGTATAATAATGATAAATACTTATGCTTATGAAATAAAACCACATATCTTTGACAGTATTATAGCTACTGTGAAAGATGATGATAATAACTATGTTGAATTATTAGCTATGAAAGATAAGACAATTGGGGATTATAGAACTTTTTTACACGGTGAAGTAAATAGCACTATTTTCCAAAAAGATTATCGTAATAGTAAATATTATAAAAAGGTAGGCAGAGGTAGAATAAAGGACGAAAAAAGAACCCTAGATACAATTAGCAGATTAGTTGGGACAGGAAAACATATTATTCTTTTTCGTTTAGATAACTATATAAAAGATAATAATTTTGAAGGTGACATTAAAATATCATTTAAGTAATATATATAATAATCCCCTGATTGGGGGTTATTTTTTTGCTTAAAAATAATTTATTTTTTACAGAAATCACTTGCAAGTTTTATATCAAAATGCTATAATTAAATCAAAGGCGGTGAATAATATGAAAAATATTTCATTAGTGCAACTTAGAAAAGATTACAATTATCTAAATAGTAAAATTTCTTATCATGTGTTAAATGAAGATGAACTATTAAATGAAGTTGTTCCTAAAATGTTGAGCGGGAAAATGGATTTAAAAAACTTTATTCTGTGGGCAATAAAAGATACTATAACATATGTAGTAGAAGACAGAGAGGCAATGAATACAAAAGAAGACATTGAATTTATTGAATCAGATAAAAGATTTAAAAGGATTCTTGACAGATACGATATTGATATAGAGGAGGTTTAATATGAATATAGAGCAACAATTAAAAGGATTAGAAATAAAACAATCTACAACTACTCTAAGAGCAGATTTTGAATATTTAGATGATAATATCAATTGGTATCTAATTGATGAAGCAATATTAGTAACAGAAATTGCTCCAGGATTGCAATATGGAACACTAAATCTAAAACAATTTTTGCTTTGGAGCATCTGGGACATTATTGCTTTTGTTATTATAGAAAATCATGACGAAGATGATGTCAATTTTGTTAAAACAGACAGTAGGGTTAAAAGAATCATAAGAAAATATGGTTTAAAAGAAAGTATAGAAAAATTACTATAGAAAGGATGACAAAGATGTTAAAAAATAGTTACTGGAATCATACAGGAAAATATCAAAATGAAAGTGAAGAATTAGAAAAATTAATACCTCACTGGGGTAGAACTACTAACCCTTATATGAACTTATTCATAGTTGCAAGTCAATTATACTATGATGTTTATAACAATGGTGGTTGTAATATCGAGGATTGTTATGTTGATGATATTGAAAAATATATAAAACCTTATGCAAAGGAATTAGAAGGAATTAATTTTAAATGTTCATTAAGAACAATAGTTAATAATCTTATGAACGAAGAAAAATTAGAAAATTTCTTAAATTCCGTTATGGAATTTATTTCTGACAAAGACTTGTCTTATCGTAAATATTTAGCTTATTTTGATAGTAACAATCACCTTCTTTCTTATGATAAAAAAGAGGGTTATTATGAAATAAGTTTTGGTGAAAAAGAAGAATTTGAAAGATGGATAAACAACAGAAAAAATTCTGGGTATAAATTAATAGGAGGTATAGTGATGAAATATAGAGTTTGGTGGATACCACAAATAGGTTATGATGGTACTTTTTATGTACCTGTAAATTCTCCAGAAGAAGGACTAAAAATAATGTCAGTATTAGGTGCATATGATTTATTTCAATTAAAGAATAATATTAAACCAGACTTTTCAAATACAGGTGGCTTAGAAGTCTTTGAAGACGGAGAATGGGTAGATTACTATGATGAAGACGGCAGAGATATAGATGAACATTTTGAAGAAGATGTGAATATGCAAGATTTTATAGAAAAAGTTTATAATTTTTAGAGGGGGTTTTAAAATGAAGGTTTTAATTAAGAATATAGGAGAAAACACTAAAATTACAGATATTGAAAATGATTTACAATCATTGCAAAATCTAGTAGGAGGGTATATTGAGGCATTACCATTAACTAAAGATGTATTATTAATATGTAATGAAGAAGGAAAGCTAAAAGGACTTCCTGTAAATTTCAACATAGTCATAAATGGAAAGATAGAATCTATCGTAGGGAATGTATTTTTCGTAGGAAAAAATGATTCTGATTTCGATAGTCTCACTAATGAACAAATCATTATATTACAAGATTATCTTGATAATTAATATTCCAAAATAAAAAATAAAATATATAAGGGATAGAGCAGCTTAATTGCTGCTTTATTTTTTTATAAAAAATTCCATATAATAGTTGACATACTTACATAAAAGTATTAATATATAAGTATAGTTAGTTTTACACAAAAACAAAATTTCTAAAAGGGGATGAAGATATGTTTACACTAGGCAACAGTAAAATTAAAACGGCACTAAAGAATATATCACAAAGGAAGTATGATTGTGATGTGTTTAAAATGGAAGTAAATAGTATATCAGAAATATGTAAAAAAGAATTTCAAGCAGAATATAGTAAGATGGAAAAATTCTCTTTCAACAAAGGATATCTTGAATTTACATTTAAAGACCAAGCAGTAATTGGTTATTTTGAAATACAAGGATTTAATATAAGTTTAATTATTGCTCCCACAAATAATGTTTATGGCAGTAGTTTTATCTTTAATGTAAATATAAAAGATATGCAAGGAGAAGTTGGATATGTAAAGAATTCTTTATTAATATTAGTGGAAGAAGATGAATCTTTGCATAAGAAAATTGGTGGAATTGGGAAAGCATTATGCGAAGGAATTTTAGTTGCAAATTATTTAGCTCAAACAAATCCAACAATAATAAAAGACAATGAAACTAGGATTGTTAAAAAGTCAAATAAAAAGGGAAAACATAAAAATAAAACTATCAGGAAAATAAACCTTACTAATATAAGACATGTAAAAGAATACAGTAATACTAATATAAATACAGATAAAAGAAATTACGAAAGACATACTGAATCTTGGACTGTAAGAGGGCATTACAGACATTATAAAAGTGGTAAGGTAGTTTGGATAGAACCATCTACTAGAGGGACTGGAAAACCTCAAGGAAAAGTTTACAATATAAATGTTGAATAAGGGGGACTAAAACATGGTAGAAGTAAATAAATTATACAGATGCAGACAAGATATAGTTTTAAATCCAAGTACAGTTGATAAAATCAATATATCATTAGACTTAGATATGGGAAATACAGTTATGGCAACTATTGATGATGTTGGGATATATAAACCTATAACAATTTCAGAATTTAATTTAGCAAAAGAAATACTTAAGAAAAAAGCAGAGCAGCTAATTATAGAGAATAAAGAAGTGGACCATGTAATATACTCTATAGTAGAAACTGACTATGAAGGTTATTGTAATCGAATAATTATATGTCTTATTCCTCTTACTCATGAAGAATATGTTAGAAGAATGAGACTTTTAAATGACACAACAAAGTGTTTTGTATTAAATAGATAATAGGAGGGTTTTATATGAGTAATTGTTATAAAGAGTTTTTAGGATATATGAAAGATGTGCAAGGAGTTGATAATAAAACTCTAGTATGTTACGAAAAAAATTTAAAAGACTTTAACGAGTATATTTTTGGCGGGAAAGCAGATACTACTTTTGAAGAAATAGCAAACTTAAAAGTATCTGAAATACAAACAAAATGGCTCAATAGACTTAAAGATGAAAAAGGATATAAATCAAATACCTTAAATAACCGCATAATTACACTTACAAGACTTTACACATATATGGTAGGAGAAAACTATACTACTGTAAATAAAGGCAAACTAATACCTCATTACAAAGGCGACAAGAAAGTTAAAAAAGAAATATCAACTGATGATTATATATCTTTATTAGAAGAACTTAGAAAAAATAGAGATAAAAACTTCACTAGTCTTAGAAATTGGTTTATGGTAGAATTCTTTTTAGCAACTGGACTTCGTAGAGCGGAAATCATAGCATTAGACATCGAAGATGTAAATATTCTTACTGGTGAAATAAAAGTCACTAGAAAATATGACGAAGGTGTTAAATTTGGTAAAGAAAGAATAGAGTATCTTCCAGAAATACTTTTAGATGATTTACACTATTATCTTTCACACAGATTAGACATAGAAACAGATAGTGATGCTTTCTTTATTTCTACTCATAAGAAAAGAATGTGCGCATCTAATATCAATAAACTGCTTAATAAGATAGCAGATAATAACGGCATGAAAATACACCCTCATATGCTTAGAGCGGGATTTTCAAGCAATACCATTAATAGTGGTAGGGTAGAATCATATGAAGTCGCAGAAGCAATGGGACACAGTAATAAGACTACTACTTTGAACTATTATCATAAGTCTAATACAGAAGTATTAAAGAAAGTTGCCAACAGTAATATGATATTTGACAAAAGACAAGATGATAATGTAATATAAAAATAGTATAAATAAAACATAGAGGTGATTAATATGATGAAAAACAAAAACTCAATTGGGTTCTATATAGAAAGTTTAGGATTCGATTTAGATAAAGTTTGGGATTTTGAAAAGAATACAAAAAATCCTGATGAAGTGACAAAAATGTCAAATGTTGAAATATGGTTAAAATGTGTTAATCATGATTATCACGGCAGTTATAAAACAACTGCTAAGGCTTACTATTATTCCTCTTCTACAGAGGGATATGGTTGCCCTTACTGTTCTAAAATAAGTCCAAATAGAAAGGTCCACATACTTGATAGTTTTGCATATAAACATCAAGATTGGGCAAAATGGTGGGATAGTTCTAATAAGAAAACTCCTTTTGAATGCAAAGGAAATGAACAACATGAGACATTTAAATTTACTTGTCCTGTTTGTGGATATAGTTTTGAAAGTACATTAATGTTCCTTTCCGATTTAAAATTTAAACATGTATGTGAATCAGATAAAACAAGAGGTAAGGGGTATGATGAATATCAAGACTATAGAAAACAACAACAGTTTGAAAGGGCAGCAAAGCATATAAAGAAATCTGGTAAAGGAGAATGGGAACTTATAGAATTCAATGGAACAAACAGACCTGGTACTGTTAAGCATCATTGTGGAGCAACTAAGACAGTTACTAGAATATCTTCTTTATATAATAAAAATATAGTTTGTCCTAATTGTGATAAATAGTTGACATACTTATAAAAAAATAGTAAGATAAAAAAAAGAGGTAGATGTCGAACCCATCTACCTTAAACAATATTGATATAATCAATCTTTAGAATTGTTTTTAGAGTTAATCTTTTTAAATTGTATTTTTATAATACCATAAAAGGATTGATTATGTCAAGAAGTACTGCTATTTTTTAAGGAGAATTTTATGAAAAAAAAGGAAGAGAAATTAGAACACTTAAGAGAATACGGCATAGTCAATTTAAATGACGGCAGATTAGTATTTTCGGCTTGTCATGATGTATCAAAAGAAGAAAATCTTACGATAATTAACGATTTAAACAAAGAAGACAAAGAAAAGAGAAACAAAATATTAGAATTCAAAAGATTTAATAGAAAGTTAGGAGGATTTTATTTTATGGTTTACAGTAATAACAAAGCTTTATTTTCTGAAATTCCAGAAGTTAAAAATGAGGACTTACCTAAATTGCTTTATTTAGCCTCATACATGGATTATGAGAATAGACATGGGAATAAGATATGTAAGGTAATAGGAGGAAATAAAAAAGTCCCTATGCCTAAGAGAGAAGTTTTTAAGTTAATAAGATTTGCAGATTCAACAAAGGCAAAAAATTGGTTTTTAAAAATGGAGAAATTAGGACTATTATATATTTATGATGATTCAGTAGAACTAAATGAAAAATATTTTATTAAAGGCTGTACTGGAACAGAATATAAATATAGTCGAGTTTATATTAACACGATAAGGGGATTATATACTAATTGTGATTTAAGAAAACATAGACAAATTGGCTTAATATTAAGACTATTGCCTTATATGAATATAAATTCAAATATACTTTGTAGCACTAGTGAAGATGAAATTCACAAACTAGATAGATATGAAATTGCAGAAATACTTGATGTAAAAGACGATAAGAGAAATTTATCTAAAATGATAAGAACTCTTTTAAATCTTAAAGTTGATTTTGAAAATTATAAATTGCAGGTATTTAAATTAGTAAAAGTATATGACACCAATTTTGTTGAAGAATATTTTGTAGTCAATCCAATTTTAGCATATAAAGGAGATGACTATTATAAGATGCAAGAAATCCTAAAAACATATTTTTTTGATGAAGATGATATTAAAATAATAAGATAAATAGATTCGCTCTGATTAATTTCAGGGCGATTTTTAATATTTTTGAACATTGGTGTATTTGAGGGCGATTTTAAAAAAGTAAAAACCACTCAAATCGTCCAAAGAGTGGTTCGCATAAATAATAGTTAATACTTCAAGAACTTCCACTCTACTACCAATAGAATGTAGTTCTCTTTTTTTTAATTATATCATATATGGAAAATTTTTACAATAGTTTTTTTACAAATAATAAATTTAATGTTTTTGAACCTTAGTGTATTTGAGGACGATTTTAAAAAATAAAAAACCACTCAAATGCCGATAAGAGTGGTTTTTAACATAAGTTTATAATCATTTTTTAAGAAGCTATCACTCTAGAGCAAATAGAATGCAGTTCTCTTATTTTTATTATATCATGTATAGAAAAATTTTGCAAGAATTTATTTTTTAAACAACTTCATGTTTTTGAACATCAGTGTATTTGAGGCAGACTTTTTTATATAAAATCCATGTTTTTAAACATTAGTGTATTTGAGGACGATTTTAGAAAAAATACATTAAAAACATTGATATTTCAACGATTGCATAGCAATAGGATTTGATTAGGTTAAATTTAATGGTCTACTTTGAGGCAGAAAAAAACAACGATTTTGACACTTTGAGGCAGATTTTTAAAATGGCAGAGAATGTTGATATTTCAACAATAACTCCAATTTTAGGTAGTTGTATCATTATTATTATTCTCTCTATATAGCTAACGCCAAATTCTTTTCCGATAAACGAGAAATATTCTTTAAATTTTCCCAAGTGATTAATTAGTTTTCGTGATATAAAAACACATGGAAAATTCTGTTCAGATTTATTTTTATCTTCCCTCACTTCATAACAAATAGATAAGATAGAAACAACTAGATGTTCAGTCCAGCTAAAAAACATCTGAACTTTTACAAATTATTCTTGACATTTTTATATTAAAATACTATAATCTACTTATAAACAGTAAAGGAGAGATTCAATCATGAAAAATAACTCTTCATTTTATAGGAAATAAGGGTTTTATACTTGTTGTATAATTCCCAAATAAAAAGGAGAAGGAAAATGAAAGAAATCAATATTTATAACGAAAAAAAAGTAGAAGAAGTTATGTCAACATGGAAACCAACTGCAAGGAATTCTGCTAAAGGTGGTTATAAAAAATTACTTTTTTACTTAAAAAGAGAAGGTTCTTTAAAAGTAAAAGGGAAAAACTATTATACAACAAAAGACATGTTAGACAGATATTTAGAAGAGACAACAAATAAGAGTTCGTATCAGGCTATGAGTATTATTAAAACTTATATGAACAAACTGTTTAGAGAGTTGGAAATTGATTATCAATTCGAAGCAATATCTAGTAAGCAATACATTAGAAATACAGACTTTTACAACAAAGAAGAAGTAAAACAAATAGCTCTATTAACTAGAAATGCACAGGATAGATTTATAATCTACGGACTGTTTAGCGGTCTAAAAGGCAGCAAGTTTTGTGAGTTATTAGATTTAAAAACGAAAGACATAGATTTTAAGCACAATCTAATTAAAATAAACAATAGAAAAATAGAAATGGATGAATTCATGACTATGATAGCTAAAGATACAGTTAATCAAGAAATTTATTATAAGAAAGGGGAGAAAGAAAACACTAGTAAGTCATCTACGTTTTATAAACTTAATATGCATAGTGAATATGTTTTAAAACCAAAGCCATACGCTAAAAACAATAAAGGTTTAAAGCCATTTAGTTTATGTGGATTTAAAACAAAGCTAGAAAAAATAAGTGCAGATTTAGAGGATTCTAGTTTTTATCCAGTTTTAGCAGACAAACTGTATAAGTCAGGAATCTTATATCAAATGAAAAAAATAGAAGAAGAAACAGGTATAGTATGGAAAAATAAAAATCTTGATGATTGGAAAAAAACAGAAGGCTTAATTTTTGGTACTTCTGAAATTCTAAATATCTATAGACAAATGAATTAACATTTCGGAAAGGGTTTTGTTGTATGTTAAGAAATATTGAGGGAAATAATGTTTTAGATATGCTAAAAACATTAGAAAGAGTAGAAAAAAATAAAACAAATGAGGAATATTATATTCCTAAGTTTAAGCAACTAAAAGGGTTTTTATACAGAAAAGAAATACTTAAAGCAATAGAAGTATTCGAAGAACTTTTTAGTGAAAAAATCAATATCTGTTTTAGAGACATACTGACACAATATTTAAGAAACAAAACTAAGGCAGATATTGACAAAGACATTCAAAGATGGATGACAGAATATAAAAATAGAGCCGAATGGGGGTTCATAACTTGTATAGGAGCAGAAATGCATAAAAACATAGGCTAGGGTTCTCCCTAGTCTTTAGGAGGTAATTATGGAGCAAAATAAATTACGTTGCAGTTGGTGTCAATATCATATTCATGAAGGCATAGGTTATAAGCCTTGTCCTAATTTAGACCATGATAAAATACAGTTAAGACCACAAGTGTTTAATGGGTATTCTGGGGCATATGACAGTTGTGAAATATGTTCACATTATAAGTCTGCGAAATGGATTAAAAATCCAACATTTACAAATATAGAAGATTATATAGAGTTCTTAGATAAAGAATGGTATGAACCTAGTAATTATCAAAAGGCAATCGGCATTAGTAATCTTAAACAATTCAGATATGTAAGCATAAGAATACCTTCTGAAGATTTAGAAATAGAAGTACCTTTGATACATTGGTTAAAGGGCACTTGGAGAAACGAAAATAAAATAAGATATAAAAAAATTAGCAGATTAATCAAAAATAAAAAAGGCGAATATTATAAAATGGAATTAATAGATACTGTCAACATAAAAACCGATGAAGTTTATCATGGCGAGTTTAAATGGCATGAATTAAAGGAGAAATAATTATGAGAACTTTTAAATTCACAAAGAAAGAACAACAATTATTAAGAGATGTCTATGATATGGGGATGGGGCAGATGTGTCGTAGTGGTTGTTATATTGAGAAATATCAAAATAACCCAAGAATAAGTTGTTATACCAACTGTAAGTTTTATAAAGAAATGTGGGACTTATGGGAAAGATTAGAAAATGAATGTGAGTAAGAAATGGAGATGATTAGATGAATAATTACAGTACAGAAACTAAGAAAAGATTTTGTAAAGATTTTGATATTCCAATAAAAATTTTTAGCGAGCCTTACTGGAGTTACTTGACAAACTTATATGAAAACTATTTTGGATTGTCAGATAAGTTTGCTTTACTAGATGAAGAAATCAGTAAATGCAATTCAGAGCAAGAGTTTTTAGATAAAATGTTCCATCTTAGAGACGATATTATAACAAAAACAAAAGAGACGGATGTTTATAAACATTTTTTAGAAATGGATATGAATAAATATGGAGTTAAAACAAAATATTCTAGTAAACATATTTACAACAATCAGAATATTGGACAGGTGTTTATATCTATTGATTTAGTAAAGGCTAATTTCCAAGCATTAAAATATATAGACAAAGAACTTGTATTCGGCTCTAAAACCTACGGAGAGTATCTTGGTAGATTTACCGATAGTAAGTATCTAAAAGAGAGTAAAAGGCTAAGACAGGTCATTTTTGGGAATATGAATCCTAAAAGACAAGTTACAGTAGAAAAATTTCTAATGAAACAAGTCTTAGACTTGTTGGAAAGAAAATATGAATTAGGGACAATAGTTTCTTTTTCTAATGATGAAATCATATATCAGGCAGATGATTTTGTAGCAGAGTATTTAACTAATTTTCTTCCTGAAAATATAAAAAATATAGTAAAGACAAACTTAGGATTAGATGTTCGTGTTGAAATATTTAAACTTTGCAAAATAGAAAATTCAGACTTTTATGTAAAAGAAAATGTTAATACCAACAATTATAAATTGATGTGCGTGTCATCTAATTATTTTCCTCAAGCATATAAAAAATATAACGGATTAGAAATTATTGATATGGATTTAGCTTTTTGGTATGAAAATCAACTTTGTAAATTTATAAATCCATTATTTTAATATAGACAGGAGGGAGACAATATGTTTTATAAGACAAAAAGAAATGAATTAAACGATAAATTAAGGAAGACAGAAACTATGGACCAGTTGTTATCTCTTGAAGGTGAAACTTTGTGTTATGGTTTTGGTTTCTATTCAAAACGTTGTCAAGACAGACAAATAGGTAATTTCAGAGATGGAGTTGACGGCAAAGTCCAATATTTATATGTTGAGGACAAGAAGTTAGGACATTCTCAAATAAAAAACCTATATAAATATTTTGAAATCAGATAAAGGGGGCAATATAATGAATAATATAGAAAAAATCTCAACAGCAATAGCAGTAGGAACTTTAGGTTTAACTGCACATTCTGTTATAAATAATCAAATAGATGCAGCTACAGTAACAACAATGCAAACAACTGCAAATCTAAATGTTAGAACTGGCCCAGGAACTAATTATCCTTCTGTTGGACTTCTTGCAAAGGGAACAACTGTTAAAGTTGTTTCAATTAAAAACAATTGGGCAAGATTAAATACAGGAAAATATGTAAGTAGTTTATATTTAAAAAATGCTAAATCTACTACAAGTAGACAAACTTACAAAAAAGGTCAAGTTTTAAATCGTTTAGTAATTGTGAATACTTATTATAATAAAATATATTTATACCAATATGGAAAATTAGTATGGAGTAGACCAATTGCTAGTGGGAAATACTCTACTCCAACTCCAGTTGGGCAATTCCAAATAGTTAATAAAATTAAAAATCCATATTATAGCAAAGGAAATATAAAAGGTGGAAGTCCTTCAAATCCTCTCGGAGTAAGATGGTGTGGAATAGGCGAAAATTACGGTATACACGGGAATTCAAATGAATCATCAATAGGTAAAAAAGTTTCAAATGGTTGTATCCGTTTACATAATTATGATGTTATAGATTTTTACAATAGGGTTTCAGTAGGCGATAGAGTTGTTATATCAAATAAACCAAATAACAATTCAACAATAGCTAATTGGTATGGTTACAAAGTATATTAATTAATATAATGGGGTGAATATATGGAAGTTTTTATAGATAGAGTTGGAGAAGAAAACTATAATAATTTTGGTAGTAAAATGATAATAAATAGATATCAAGGATGGGGAGATATAGATGTTTATTTCCCAGAGTATAATTGGACTTCTAAACATAAAAGTTATAAAGAATTTAAAAATGGGAAAATAGCTTGTTTGTATGAACCTAGATTATATGGGCATGGATATTTAGGCGAAGGAGAATATAAAACTAAACAAAATGGAAAACATACTAAATGTTATAGAACTTGGAACAATATGTTGTATAGATGTTATAGTGAGGAATATAAACTTGCACATGAAACATATATCGATGTTAAAGTATGTGAAGAATGGTTAAATTTTCAAGTATTTTCCTTATGGTATGAAGAAAATTATTATGAGATAGAAAATGAAAATATGCAATTAGATAAAGATATACTTCATAAGGGCAATAAAATCTATTCTCCAAACACTTGTGTATTTGTCCCACAGAGAATAAATAAATTATTTACTAAAAACAATAAAATAAGGAATGAATTACCTATTGGAGTTCATTTTAATAAAAGAAGTGGTAATTACAAAACTGAATGTAGTGTTTATGATAATGAAAAGAAAATAAAAAGAATAAAACGTTTAGGATGTTATAACACACCAAAAGAAGCATTTAAAGTTTATAAACAATTTAAAGAACAATACATTAAACAAGTAGCAGATGAATATAAAGATAAAATACCTAAGATACTATACGATGCCATGTATAAGTACAAAGTGGAAATAACAGATTAAAAGACAATAAGTAATAAAGAGGTGAGCTTATGAATTTTAAAACAGATGAAGAAAGAAATAACTTTGTAATAGACAATATGAACCTTGTCCCATTTTTAGTAAATAGATATTTCATGAATTATGTTGGAATAGATTCTGCATGGGGATATGAGGATATTTTACAGCTTGGGTATATTTCATTAATAAAGGCTACAAATAAATTTGATGAAGAAAATATAAATATAAAATTTTCATATTGGCTAAGACTTTTCATGAAAAGAGAATTTCAAAACACTTTTAGGGAAGTAAGATGTGGAATCAGATATAAAAGAGATATACCTAAGAAAAGAGATATGGTAATTAAATTAGCAAATAATGGTCTTACAGATAAAGAAATATCTAAAAAAACAGGAATGTCTTTAAAAGATATAGATAGTATGAAACAAATTTCATATAATGGCATTAGTTTAGATGCATTAGACGATGACGGAGAAGAAACAGATTTTACATCTATTGACAGACTTATGTATAAATCTAAGAATTATTCTACTTTAGATATAGAAGAAGATATCTTAGAAGGCTTTTCAGAGCGAGATAAAGACATTTTTAAATTAGCTAAAATAGGTGGGTTTACACATAAAGAAATTGCTAAAAAATATAATATGTCTGCTAAGAATGTTGGAAGAATAATATGCGATATAAAAAAAGGAATGAAAGAAAAGATAAATCCAGATATGAAAAAAGTTAGCTAAATTTAAAAAACAACGTTGACAAACTAGTATAAAAAACATATAATATAATTAGTTAAATGCTTAATAGAATTTAACATAAATAACAAATTTCCTCATATATCTTATCTATCTCGGCTCAAGATTATCCCCCTTGAGCCTATTTTTTTTAAGTATTTGACTGAACTATAAAGATTGGAGAATGTAAAATGAATGAATTAATAAAAGTATTTAATTTTGAAGGAAAAGAATTAGAAGTATTAATGTATAACAATGAAGCTTTATTTAATCCAAGAGATGTTGGGAGATGTTTAGAAATCTCTGATGTAACAGTTAGAAGACATATGCAAAATATGAATCAAAAACAATTCATTAAGCTTACAAATTCAGATGTTCAAGATATGAACTTCCGAAAATTAAATAATGCAGGAGAAAATTTCTTAACAGAATCTGGTGTTTATAAGCTTATTTTTAAGTCCCATAAAGAATCCGCAGAAAAATTTCAAGACTGGATAACAGATGAAGTTCTTCCAAGTATAAGAAAACATGGAACATATATGACAGATAATGTATTAGAACAAGCAATATCAAACCCAGATTTTTTAATAGGATTACTACAAAATTTAAAAGAAGAACAACAACAAAGAAAGATAGCAGAAGAAAAAGCTAAAGCATTAGAAATTGAAGTAGACCATAAAGAGGATGTTATTGTTGGTCTTTGTCAAGATATATCTTTAGCAGAAAAAAGACAAAGAATAAAACAAATTATAAATCATAATTCAAACGGCAGATATTCAGATAGATATAATCTTTTATATAAAGAATTCCAAGATAAATATCATATAGACTTAAAAAGACGTATGAATAATCTTGAAGTCAAATCAATTAGTGAGAATAGGCATCATGAAGACATTAAGATTACATCAAAAATTAAGACTAACAAAATGGAGTACATAGATAAAATATTATGTATGATTCCTGAACTATACGAAATCAGCTGCAAGATATTTGAAAACGATGTCGCAGAACTAATGAAAGAATGGGAAACAACAATAGTATAAATTGGAGGCAAAAATGGGAAAAGAAATAACTAAAAAAGAATGGTTTCAATATGAATTAAAAGTACATTTTTCAGATGGAGCATATAGAAAAAGAACTTTAGAAAAATATAGTCCATTAGACGAAGAGACTTTCTTACGATATCAAATGGAATTACCACTTTGGAAAATGGACACGGGAGAATATTATAATACAAATTTTATTACATCTATAGAAATAGGAATTAAAGATATTCAATATGTAATTGGAGATTCAGAATTGGACCTTGGATTATATGCAACTCGTGAAGAAATAAAGAAATATAACGAGGAGGTTTTGAAAAAGAAAAAATGGCAATTTTAACGATAACTCAAAAAGATTACGATTTAATTAAGATTAAAAAGGGGGAAATAGGTTATACAACACTTGAAGATTTTTTAGATTATGGAAAAGAAAAATTTAATTTAGAAGAAGAAAGAATTAAAGAAATATTTTTTGAAAACATTCAAGCAAAAATTTCAGATTTAATTTATTTAGATAATGAGAATAAATCAATTTGTGGAATTCATATAACTCATTGTGAAATAGAGAATATAAAATTAGAAGGAATCAAACATTTAAGAATAAAAAAATCTAAAATAGGAACAGTTTGTGCAGAAGAAATAAAAACAATAGGTCTTCTTAATTCAACAATTTTCTTTTTACAATTGTCTGAAAGTATTGTGAACATAACTCTTTCAGATACTACAAATATAGGAACATTACATTTATTTTGTTGTATTTATAAAATTTTTACTGATTCTCCCTTCTGTACGCTAGAAAAGATTCATGTAGAAAATAGTTATGTTACAAATATATGTAGGAACACTTCTTTATTAATGAAGGAAAGTAAGAAAATAACTAATTGTGGAAACAATCTATATCCTATAGTTCCAGAAACGGGTTCTTTTATTGGATACAAAAAAGCACTTAGTTGTATTACTCCAGGAAGACATTTTCCTGTAATTATAAAGCTGGAAATACAAGAAGATAGTTTAAGAAATTCTGCTTGTGGGAGAAAATGCAGAGCAAGTAAGGTAAAAGTTTTAGATATTTATAGTATTAAAGATAAAAATATAAAATACGAAATTGCTTATAGTAAATTTGGTTTATGTTACGAAAATTCATTAAAATATGAAATTGGGAAAATAGTTGAGCCAAATTCTTTTGAAGAAGATAGATGGATTGAGTGCGCTCCAGGTATTCATTTCTTTATAACAGAAGAAGAAGCAATAAATTATGATTTTTAGTTGACAAACTTAAATAAAAAATATATAATGTATATATACTCAATTAAATACTCTCCCCAGTATTTAGTTATCAATAATATATATCATTAATATATTCCTCAGACCCAAGAATTCCCCTTGGGTCCATTTTTTTAAGGAGATGAACAGATGCCAAACTACAAAAGAATTTACAAAGAAAATGAAACAGGAGGGCAAGATGTTATTGGTTATATAAAACCCAATGAAACAGTAAGAGTTGTAAAGAATCTAACTCCTCAACAAATAGCTATTATAAATCAAAAAGACGAACTTAAAGAGCATTGTAGAAAATTAGGTGGATTTATTCATGTTTGTTATGTAAAAAACGAATTGCTATTTAATAATTTAAATTTAACAAGACCCACAATCACGAGACTAATTTACTTAGCTACATATATTGATTATAATAACAGGGATTCAAATTTATTAGTAAAATACGGAAAGAATCACAAATTAGAACCATTGAAGAAAAAAGATATAGAAAATCTAATGAAACTTTCAAACCCATCTTTTCTTAAATTTTTTAATGAAATAAAAGAAAAGGGAATATTATTTGAAGACAATAAGAAATATTATTTATCAAATAAATATTTTTCTAAAGGGCAAAGTATTTATAAAAAGAAAGAATATACTAGAATTTTTATTGACTCTACTAGATTTTTCTATCAAAATTCAACTAGTAGGCAACACACACAATTGTCATATGTTTTTCAATTAATTCCATTTTTGCATTACGAAACAAATATTTTATGTAGAAATCCAGATGAACTAGATATAGATAATTTAGATATATTATCTTTGAGAGATATATGTGAATTACTTAAAATTAAAACAAGCTACGAACAAATGAGTAGAGTTGAAAATTCTTTATTAAAATTCAAGTTAATATTTAACGATAAAAAATACCATTTATTTAAAAGAATAATAGTCAAAGGAGAAGATGAAAAAGTAGATTATTTTATAACTAATCCGCTATTGATTTGGAAAGGAAATGATGTGGATAAAAACAAAGAAACTATTGAAAAATTGTATTTTTCTACCAAAAAGAACAAGGTCTCACACTAAGTTTTAAAAAATAGCCTAAAACCTCACACTAAGTTTTATGTTAAAAACACTTAATTAGATAGAAAAATATAACCAGATAGTATATTTTTTATTGCTCGACTGTTATTATTATTAGACTACACACTACTAAACCATTCATACAATATAATATTTTTAAGGAGTAAAATTATGAATAAATTTATAAAAGAAATTGAGAAAACAAATAAAATAGCCTTATTAACTTACGGAGGCAGCTATGCATATGGAACAAATGTAGAAGGCTCTGATATTGATTTAAGGGGCATATTTCTACCTTCTAAATTAGAAATATTATCTATGACATCAGGAGACAAAGCATTAACTGACAATGAAACAGATACAGTTATGTACCCTTTAAAACAAATGATTCAACTGTTATGTAATGCAAATCCAAATACAATTGAAGTTTTAGGCACGAGAGAGCAAGATATATTCATAATATCAGAGGAAGGGCAAATGCTTAGGAAAAATGTAAATTTATTTTTAACTAAGAGTAAAGTTCATTCTGCTTTTTTAGGATATGCACAAAATCAATTAAGAAGACTTAAAAATGCAATAGCTCGAGATGATTTAGAACAGACAGAAAAAGAGAAACATATTTTACAGTCTGTTGAAAAGAGAATGTCTACTTTCGAGCAATCATATGCTCCAATAACAAACGGAGAGTTAAAGCTGCACATAGAAAAATCAAATAAAGAAGATTTAGAAGAGGAAATTATGATAGACATGTGCTTAGAAAATTATCCATTACGAGACTGTAAAAAAATGTTAGATGAAATGGCAATAACCTTAAAACAATATGGAAAATTAAATCACAGAAATAAAAAGAAAGACGAACAACATCTTCTGAAACATTCTATGCACCTTGTGAGACTTTATTTAATGGGAATTGATATATTACAAGGAAATGGAATTAAAACTTACAGAGAGGACGACAGAGAGTTATTATTAGATATTAGAAATGGCAAATATTCTTATGAACAAATTTATAATATGGCAGAAAAATTAGAAGAAGAATTTAAAGATGTACTGCAAACAAGTAAATTGCCTGAAAAATTAGATTATAACAAAATAAATAACCTTGTTGCAGAAATAAATAAACAAATGTTAAAATAATTATTTTTTTTAGAAATTCACTTGACAGTTTAATACAAAAATGCTATTATTTATATATGTAAAGGGGGTTATAAAATGAGAATGACAAGTAGAAGATTCAATAATATAGTTAAGAAAATGATTAAGGAGTTGATAGAAGATGATACTTGCAAAGAAAGTTAGATTGCGCCCAAGTGAACTACAAGAAGAAAAATTATGGAAATCAGTAGGGACTGCAAGATTTATTTATAATTGGACTTTAAATAGGCAAGAAGAAAATTATAAAGGTGGTGGTAAATTCATACCTGATAGTGTTCTTAGAAAAGAAATAACTCAATTAAAGAAAACTGACTTAAGTTGGTTAAATGAAGTATCTAATAATGTTGCAAAACAAGCTGTAAAAGATGCCTGTGATTCATATAAAAGATTCTTTAAAGGATTGTCAGGTAAACCTAGATTTAAAAGTAGGAAAAGAAGTAAGAAGTCTTTTTATCATGACAATGTTAAACTTAAAGTTAAAGATAATAAATTAGTTAAGATTGAAAAAGTTGGGTGGATAAAAACCAATGAACAATTACCTATTGGAGTTAAATATACCAATCCGAGAATTAGTTATGATAATAAGTATTGGTATTTATCTGTAGGAATTGAACAGGAAGGAATCCAAGAAGAATTAACAGAAATATCATTAGGAATAGATTTAGGGTTGAAAAACTTAGCAATTTGTTCCGATGGTGCAATATATAAAAATATAAATAAAACTTGTACAGTCAAAAAAATCGAAAAGAAACTAAAAAGATTACAAAGACAAATAAGTAGAAAGTATGAAAAAAATAAAAAAGGAAAGGAGTATGTCAAAACTAAAAATATTATAAAACTTGAAAAGCAGATACAACAAGTACATAGAAGGTTGACTAACATTAGAAATAACTATCTTCATCAAACTACGACAAGTATAGTGAAAACCAAACCATACAGAGTTGTAATAGAAGATTTAAGTGTTTCTAATATGATGAAAAATAAACATTTATCTGATGCTATAAGGAAACAAGGATTCTATGAATTCAGAAGACAACTTGAATACAAGTGTAAATTTAGAGGAATTAAGTTAGTCGTAGCAGATAGATTTTATCCATCGTCAAAAATTTGTAGCCAATGTGGAGAGATTAAGAAGGATTTAAAGCTATCCGATAGAGTATACAAGTGTGATTGTGGGCTTGTGATTGATAGAGATTTAAATGCAAGTATTAATCTTTCTAAATATAAATTAGCATAATATCATTAATAAGATAATGCTAATATGTAGGATGTGTTGTATCCGAATTTACGCCCTTGGAGAGTTATATCAAACGAAAGTAGGTTGTTATTTATAATTTCCAAAATCGAATTCGTAGAACAGGGAATTAAACAAGATTTATAGATATTTATAGATTTTTGGCAACAGAGATTTTCTCCTCTTTATTTAAAAAATAAGTTGACATATTATTATAAAAATGCTAATATATAAATATACAAGGGAGGTTGAAAATGTTAAAACTTATAACTCATAATGATTTAGACGGAGTTGGGTGTGGGATTATTGCAAGCTACATACTAGGGAATGAAATAGACATAAGTTATTGCAGTAATCATCAGGTCGATAA